ATCAGCTTTTCATCATGCCAGCCAGTGCCGTCGGTGCTGGCCCCCTCCGGTATGGTCCACAGCGCCGCGTCGCCTTCGACGATATCAAATCCGTCGCCGTAAGCCATTGTCAAATTGACGATATCGTGTCGATGGCTATGGATTGACAAATACCGGTTTGCTAGCAGTTCTGCTACGATCTGATTGTTGACATCTGGAAGATTCAAAATAACCGCTGGCCGCTCGCCGTATTGATAATAACTGATTTCGCAAAAATTATTGTTATCCTTGGTTCGAACTATCTGTTTTTCGTAATTACCTGACGTCATGTTACGCGCATAATTAACGATCAAATGATTGCAAATCCGGGACATATCCGTTTTGCTTATAACGATCGCCCCGCCGATATGATGCGCCTGTTTGGTCAGTCTGTTTGTTGGCTCGCCATCCGGATTGAACGTAAGTATTCCATACCGACCATTCCGGACAACCAGGCTGCTTTGAATTTGTCCTAAAATGCGTTGGATCACGTCGCCAGCATTTGCTGGACTGTTTATGTAAGACGCAAATTTTACATACGGCAATAACGCCTGGCACGTTCCGACGCCCTCATAGTCAACCGAAATGTTGATGCCGTATCGATCAATTAAATAACGAAATATATGCGCTGGATGCTCAATCAACGTGTCGGCCGTGCCAGTTATTTCGCCGCTGCTATCTGATATCCCCTTCACGCTACAATACATTTTTTCGCTGTCAACTTGATCAGCATTAAAATTTACATACGTAAATGGATTGCTATCTGTGATTCCATCGGTTAAAGAATATCCAGCCGCCGCAATTACGGCCCCGTCTTTGTCGTAAACATTTTCGGTCGTTGCCGTGAAGTCCGCGTCAACTGATTTTATTTGCCCCAAACTTAACAAATAATAAAAATTGCTTGTATCAACACACAATAACGGGATGCCGGTATCGAATTCACCGAATACAATCGGCATAGCTTGTCCCGACACGGACCCGCCACCGCCGACTTTCCTGTGCGCGCTAAATGTCGTATCGTTTATATACGCTGGAGGCATGGTCCGCAATCGTGCAAAAGTAGCATCGTCAAGCGAAAATTGATAGACTCTGCTTGAATGCGATCCTTTTTTGAATATGCCAGTATATAATAATCCAAATGCCTGCACTTCGGCCCATGTCAATCCGCTGCAATACGCATATATTTTACCAATCGCTCCGTCTAATACACGCGTCATTTCGACGTCTTGAAAACGGTCATCGTTCGCTAACGTTACTGATACGCTTCCCATGGACTGCTTAAAGCTTGCGATATCAAACGACGATCCAACGTTTCCAATCTGCAATATTTTACCTTCGAAAAAAACGTCAGAATCAATTTGAATATCATGCTCGGCCCATCGATATTTCATGCCGTCAAAATCGACCTCGACAAGAAAAAATATTTCGTTGGTTGCCTTGAAATCCGATTGAATCGACATTATATTTCCTCAAACGTAAGTGCAAAATTGAACCGGCTGCCATGCCATTGTGTCAGCTCTAAGTCACCAGTTATCTTGCATAAATAGACATCGGTCATATCGCTGTCGTCCGGTATCAATGCCAAATTTCGCCCCTCTAGATACTCAAACAGCGCCTCTATTTCTTGCGCCGTTGCTTCCGCGCCACTCCAGCCCACCTTAAAAATCCGCTTTGCTTCTTTTTGCTTGATCGGCCGCGGACCGGCATGCACTGGTCGAATATAATCAACGCCACTGCTAATCGTTTTACTATACCCTCTGACCCACGCCCGGTCTAGTGATATAGTTTTTCCGATCAACGCCGCGCCGATTTGATAATAGCCGTCCGGCGTTTGCTGCGCTGGAATGTTGATTCGCATATAACGCTTTAGCGCTTCGGTAAACGTGATCGCAATTTTACTTTGATATATTCTAAACGTGTCGCTTGCCGATATGCTATGGCTTGCGGTCGTATCTAAAATAATATAATCGCCCTGGTTGTCTTTTATTTTGTATGCTGTCCCGGATTCGGCCCCAGACGTCGGCATAAATAACTTGCCTTTCAAAGCATGATCTTTATAGCTGGCCAATAGGCTTGAATCCTCGATATGCGCGCCGCTTACCGAATCCACTTCACCGGTAGCCAATACAAACGAAACCGTTTCGTCCGTGTCCGGCGTTCCCCACGAATTCGCCGTGTGCATTTCAAAATCCATGTCCCATATATTGCAATTAAAGAATGCCGCGCCGTCGGCCTGAAAAACATTGTTCGCGCCGGCATCCAAAATGATATTGCACTCGGTATTGTCATTAACCGACCGCCAAACTTGTTTCTGGCTGTTTGCGATGACATTTTCCATAGCATAAACATACTTTGGTTTGAACGTCCACTTGTCTCCGACAACACCGCTGCCGCCATGCCAAGTTAAATACACATCGCAATATAATTGCTGTTTTATACCATTCACCGCTGTGACAACGCCATACAATGAAGTCAAAGCTTCACGATGCCTGAACGTATTATGCGCCCAATGCCATGCCCCAGTGTCCCGATAAGTTATCCAAACCCGACAACCATATACCACGCTAGTTCGTAAATATGCGATTGCATAATCGTGAATCGTGCTTGTCGTGTGCGAGCTAACACTCCCGGCGGTGTCCCAATCCTCACCGTTATCCGTAGAGTCTGCATATACTATCAATTTTCGCGCTGTACCCGCATACGTTTGTAAAAAAAAGCAATATAAAATACCGTTGGGATAAACCATCAAACACGGCCGCTCGACTGTTGCACCGCCACCAAAATTGCGAACGTCGATTGACGATCCCCAAGTGGCCCCGCCATCGGTTGATATCTTGCACTTAATTTCTCGATCGCCGGCGTTGTCCTCATCGGTGTCATACGCACAAACGACATTTCCATTCGGCGCGACGACGGCCGTCGGATATATTTGATCATTGGCCTCTTGTACGACCACAACTTCGCTTCCCCAGGTCATGCCGCCGTCATCGCTCATTTGACACCGAATATCGGAGTTCTCATCATTGAACCCTAGCAGATTGCCATTTTGTAATTGGATCACACATTTTAAATCTGGATCGACGTCAATTTCATCTGACCAATTATCCGCGTTATCGTCACTATAAAATATAGCAGTTCCATTCCCGGCACCCAGCCACCCGAAAACCATCACCCGTCCGTTATCCAAAACAATTGCATCGGTCATATAATAATCGTCATCATCTGACAGTATAGTTTGATCGCTCCAGCTGACGCCCTGGTCGCTACTTGTTTTATAACAGAGATCATCATTTCCTTTGTTATAAAAACAAATTAAATTGCCATTTTGCATTTCTACGACTTTGACGCCGCCATCGCTGCCCGCGTCGTTCGAGATTTCCTCACGATGCCTGCCCCCGCTCATTTGATATTCCCGACCGATAACATTATCGCCCGAATCGAACGACCATTGAAATTTTGAATCACCAATATCGCCGCTGGTTAATAGTTCGACTTCAAAATCCAAATCAGCCGCCGTAATTGTCAGCGTATAGGTATCATCTTCGCGCGTGAAATCAGTCGCATCCGGAGTGAAGCCAACTTCTCCGGATGTCCCACCGTTTGACGTGACCGTGACCGTTTCGCCGTTATTTGTCCCGCTTGTAAATTCGATTTTCGCGCCGATTATGCTATCGGTATCGAAAAACTGTAATGCACGATCATATAACCATCCTTTTTGTAATCTTTGAACGATGACTTTATCAATTATTATATAGTCCCCAACGTCCGAATCAGCCGCCGACCGATATATCTGTAAATCGGCCGCGCCCGACGCATCGGCAACGACCTCCCAAACGCATTCGGTCCATGTTGTAGCCGTCACCGCAAACGTGTCGCTATTGCCTGTCAAATTTGCGTGCGCGATTGTCACGGTTGTGTTTTCGTTGCAATAAACTGAAGCAATAATCCGATAAGTCGCCGTGTCTGTTGTGGATAATGATTGCGCAACGCCAATGGTTTCGCCATCGTCGACACAAGTCACCCTTTGCGCTTTGCGGCCATTTTCTGTAATCGTTGTTTCCTCCGCATACGTTTGACCCGCTCCGAATTGGCTCCAACTAGTGGCCAGCCCCGCCGTGTATGTCTGTTCGAAATCTGGATTGAATATCAAGTCAAATTGTCCGCTTAATGTGCCGTAATATGTGAAATCAGTGATCGTGCCATTTTCATCTCCCGACGTAATCGGTCGTAGATTACCCGTGTTGCTAGCGTCCGCGACCGGCTGTCCGATATAGATTCCGGCTTGCTCGGTTGCGGATAAAAAATGCGATTCCTTGACCTGATTCTCGGCAATTATTTTAACAGTCATATGCGTAGCCCTACCGTGTCGGATTCTACTGTTTGATAACTATATCCGCGACGCCCGACCCTGACCGATTCCATGCGATCAGCGAACCAGCCGTCGACATCGCTCGTTGTGATAATCCCTTTGTTTATAAATATGATTTGCGATCCACCACCGGCGTTTTGCCCCTTCGGGACAACCGCTTCACCTTCTTCTAATAAATATGTACCTGTCCGCGGGACATAATCCGTTCCGGTATGCAAACAGTCAAGCCAGTCGAGCGGATCGCTAAACTGCCCTTTTAAATATTCCCAAATCAGATCCGGCGCTTTGCTGAATATGTCGTCCAGCGTGCCTGTTACGTCAGTGTAATACATTTCTGGCGTTGCTAAATCTTTTGATACTTGTTTTAACGGCAATCTAATCAAATCATGAATTAGCGCCCAAAATGCATCCCAATCTATCATCTCGTCGAAACAGTCCTGAAAATAGTTATAAATATCCTCGATATGGTCTTTTGCGCCTTCCCACCCGTCGCTTATTGCTTCCCATAAAGTCGTGTCGCCTGATATAACATCGTTCAACCGGTTAAGTTCTTCTATCGTCCAATCTCCCAAATCTCCGATAAACTCACCCCCCGGCAAATTTTCACTTATCCAATCGTTTATCAAGTCGGTTCTGTTTGTTATGTCGTCAACAATATCCGTTATCGGATCGAATATTCCGCTCGGATTCCACCAATCGTCTCCATCGTCGCGCCGACACATAAGCACGCCTGGCGCGATTTCTTCGCACAAAACCCCGCCGCTGGCATAATTTTTTTGTACTTGGCCGCCGTTGGCCATGTTGTTTTTAATTCCGGCTGCGATGGCCTTCGCGCCAAAGGATCCAAGCACTGTTTTTATAAGCGTTGCGGCTGCATAGCCAATACCATACCACGGACCGCCCTGCGCTGTTCCAGCCGCGAATGCCATGCCGGTTCCTAGCGCTAAAGAATCCGCGACCGGTTCCCATGGCGCGTCTACTCCATCGCCCATGGCATAGTTTTTGCGAATATGCCCACCTTCAGCATGCTTATCCGAATTTATTGCATATAATAAGCCTAAATGTTTTTTAGTCGCGTCTTTATTGACGACAAACTCGCCGCCCATAGCGTAATGATCAACGTTGCCAGTTGACCCTAAAAAAACATCGTCTGCAATGCCGGACCCGGCATTGATGACGCCGCCTCATGGATGCCCCTCGATCCAGCCGCCCTCGGCCCAATTGCCTTGAATTCCGCGCGCTGCCAAGACCGCAGCAATTGCCATCGACGTATACAAACCGATTTCGGCAGCTGCCGCCAGCGCGCCTGCCCAGCCTTTACTTGCGCCCGACTCAGCTGCGCCCAGACCAATATTTACGGCGATTAAATCAACAATTGTGTCAAACACCTTATCAAACATTTTTGTTGCAAAATTTCCGAGAGAATCGACCATTCCTTCGGTCATTGTGTCCATGGCGCTATCCATATCGAGCGTTCCGTCGATCAAATCATCGACCATCGTCCCAATCGTTTCAGATACAACGTCGCGCACATCGCCGAAAAAATCTTCGATACTATCTCCAGCGCTTTGCGCGTAATTTCTAAATTTTTCGAACCCTTGTTTTGCCCCGTCTTTTACGTCCTGATAAAACTCATTAGCGACGTCGGTCATTGTTTTATTTTCTTTTGTCCAGCTGTCGCGGATATTAAACCAAGTTTGCGCTTGATCGCTTTCAAGTTTTTGCGATGATTGATCTATAGTGTTCGTAAATGCGCTCCAGTTATCCTCCATTTCATCGTTTTTTTGCGTCCAGTTATCTTTTATATTATTCCATGACATCACCTGGTCGGATTCAAGTTGCTGCGTCGATTGATCAACGACATTGACAAACGCGCTCCAATTGTCCTCACGCAATTTTAAGTTCGCTTCGTGATCCTTGGTCGTTTCTTCCTGCGCTTTTTTCGCGACCTCGACCATGCCCTTGTTGCTTTTTTCAAATGCTGCCAGCGCGTCTAGCGCGCCGCGATTCATGGCCGCATAAGTATTGTCGCTAGCTTCTTTTGCAAGTTCGTATGCCGTTTCGGTTGCTTCGACTTCTTGGTTTAATCCCATGGTCGCGGTCGTCAAGTTGCGCGTGACGCCGCCGATTGATTCTAGTGCTGGTTTCGTAACTTGCGTCAAATGATCGCCAAAATCCTTGAACCAATCAAACGCCGTTTCTCCTAACCAAATCAAGTCCTCTACAAGCCACACGATATTCTGGGCGAAGCTGATAATACCATCTTTGTTATTTTTTATTAAATTTGTGAACGCTTTAAGCGCTTCTGAAGCAAGTGGAAGGAACACCTTACCGAGATCGGCCCAAAGATCGCCCATGACAGCTTCGTTCTGTTTCATCAAATTAGCAAAGCTATCTACAGTTCGTGCCATATCACCTATAGCAAAAGTAGACCCTTCCACTATCATTTGATACGCAGCCTGAGCCTTATGATTAGCCGTTAGCTGATCTTTAGAATCAGCCAGCCCCATTTCAAGCGCTTTTTGTTGGACTGTTGAAGCACTTAATACGACACCATACTTTTTCATAGTCTCATAGTTGCCGACTAGCGCAGACTGAATATCTCCCATTACTTGAGCTGTAGGTAAATTATTAAATGATCCTAAATCAGCAGACAGCTTAACAATTTCACCAGATAACTGCGCAGCATTATCAGCATTCATGCCCATCGGAACTAATAAATCTTGCATAGCTGCCATAAAACTACGAGCATCTTTCTCACTCATAGCAAAACCGCTTCTTAGTTCAACCACAAACGCGTCAGCTACTTCCTTTTGAGCACCAAATACAGTATCAAACTTAGAAACAGTCTCCTGTAGATCACTTGCAGCTTGAATCGATTTATTCATAGCAGCGCCAACTGCAACACCCGCGCCTGCTGCTGCTAATCCTACTGCCTTCCAGTTAATACGGCCAATAGATTTTGACATTTTAGATGTCGATAAATCCATAGCCGATTCAGCGCCTAAAAGATCAGTCTTTAACTTATCTACTTTAGCTCGAATATAAACTAATGCTGATCCAATTCGTGCCATAACTCACCTAATGCAAATATTTTTGGTTTCCTGAACTTTGTGCTTGTTTTGCTGCTGCTTGCTGTTTAGATATATGTGCTTTAATTTCTTGGCCCGCTTCAAATATTAAATCAAAACATTGTTCTTGATCTTGAAATTCTGATACATATCGTTCAATTATCTGAAATACCGAAGCATTATTAACTCCAATCTGTGATAACGCTAACTGGAGTATCTTATTAGGTAATACATTTTCAATTAACAACGGCGGAAAACATTCAAAACAAGGTGGAGCTTCATCACCATAAATTTTTTGACAAAGAGTACAATCGGGTTTTTCCATTAAACCTAACACATGTTCAACTAAATTTTTTTTTGTTCCTCAAAATCACTTTTTGCATCTTTAGCTAATTTCTCCCGACATTCCGAAACAAATTCAACAAAGCCGTCTATTTTTTGTATTGCCTTTATAACATTAGCTTCGTCGCATTTCATCTTCTTTCCGTCTTCATCATAGAAATTTTTCCAATTTCTCACCGCTGATAAAATTTGTTTATCTCTATTACTTCCTGGATTTTGACGTTGAATCATACGAGGACGTTCATCACCTTGCTCGTATATAAATTCTTGTGTCATATTTGCTGTTAAAATCTCTTGAACTTCTCCTGGACGTAAATGAACAATTAAAATCTCACCGTTATCGGGATCCTGTGGAATTTTAAACCACCGTTCTAATGTTTTTGAAATTCTCATTACTCCTACTCCTTTGCTCCTAAGTTAAGTGGGCGGGTGTGCCGGAGCTGGTAGCACACCCACCAAGGATGCATCCCCTGCCCACACTGTTAAACTCGTTTAAATCAGTCGCATTGCTCCAACACATCTGCCACTGAAAGACACCTGCATCAACCCGGAACGATCCGCCGAAGTTTGCGGTTCGGCCGTAATGTTGATATGCGAAACAGGAACGTTAGCAGGTAGTCCGCCGCCTGCAGCCGTAGTTGAATTGGGCGTGTAATAACTGGTATCATCGACATAAAATCTAATATCAGTCAAATCAGATCTATGGAAAAATGCCTGTCGAACTAAATCCTGACCTTGCGTGTCGTCCTTTTTATACAAGCCATTAAACGATACGTTACCGCCAGTAATGAGTCCAAGAACCATATCAGCATAGTCGTCGCCGAATTCAGTATCATCTAGTTCCGCAACACTTCCGCCACCGATTGTCCAAGTACCCATACCAAGAATATTATTTGAACCTATGGTTACTTTACAATCAATGCCTTTTTTACTTTCGTTCGCCATTATAATTCACCTCCCTATTAATTATTCGCTCCGGGTTTTTGCTCCAATTTGTGAATTTTTGAATATGTTTTCCACGTTCCCCAATCAGTAGCATGTAAAGTCAAATGCTGGATTTCAATAGACGCGTCAACGTAAACTTTATAATCATGCTCTTTTAGCTTTGCACAAAATCCAATATCTTCTCCTACAGGCTTACCTGTTTCAGGATTCGTAGTTAGCTCAAACCAAGGATAATTAACTTTTGCAAATACTCTTAAATCATATAAAACGCAGCCACAACCTGTTGCATCCACTTCAATTAAACTCTTACTTCCGTTTCGAGCTGCTTCAATCTCATCATTTGGGACAGTATAAAAACTACCAATTTTACCGCGTAGCATTAAAGGATCAAACGGCGGATAACGTCTATGTACTCTTGCTCCCACTATGGGCTGATTCCAATTAACCATACGTTCTATCATATCCTTATCACAATAAATCTGATCTGTGTCCATCATAAGAATATGTGTACATCTTAAATTAAGTGCCTGTATTACAAGATTATTACGAACTGCATCATGATTACCCGCATAATCTGGCATAAGTAACTGATCAACCCAGGGCTTATCAATTCGTAAAATTGAAAACATAAAATGACTATAAACCTCAGCATTAGTCAAAGGAAATGCCATAGCAATTGAAGGTCTACCCCCACGATTTGCAAGTATTCGTTCAATTCTACGTCGATGATATACAGACCGATCATGCTCGAACTTGCCCTCGTCATAAGCTGTTTGATAAAACTCATCATACTCAGCTTTAGCAAATATAGGATGTAAATGTTCAACCTTAGCTTTTATTGCGTAAGTCCACTTACCACACTCCTGAGCAATATCCTTTAACTCATCATCACCAAAACAGTGGTGATACTCAAGTGGAAAAAACTCACCTCCGGGAATAAGATCTAATATTAAACGATGAGCCAGCCAATGAGCATGATCATTTCCATCAGAATTAAATCCAACCACTCCCCACTCATCAGGCAATTTCTTCATTTCTTCAAGCGCATGCTTTAAAAAATTCTTTTGCGGTATAGTATCATCACCCAGAAAACATATCAAGTCATGCTTAGCTCGTCCCACAAGTTTAGCTAGCATTTTAGGACAGCCAATTCGCTCATGATCAATTGCTGTTAACACTTCATATTGCTCTTTCGGAATACCCGCATTTTCATGAATCGCTTCGATACACTTAAATGATTGTTCTAGCCGAACAACCGGTATGCATATACTAACTTTACGATTCATGATCTCACCTTCTTAAAAATGCCGTGAGTATGAATAATTTGATGCACATCGCTAGTTAAATGATCTTTTAATTGTACAACTTCAAATTTAGCTTTTGTCCCTATCTGTTCTCTAAAATCATCAACTACAAAATAATTCCAAGAATTAAAATTCCAAAATGAACGATGCGTTGGATCTTGAAAAGCTCCTCGTCCATCTGTAGACGGTGTATAATGTTCAAACTCACAGTCTATTTTAAGAACCCGCCAAATTTCTTCTATCACAAAAATTGTATTTTCAGGTAAAATATGTTCCAAAAAATCTTTTGCAACTACAAGATCACACGTTTCACGTTCGTAAGGTAATCCATCCACTTCAATATCAACTAACACATCAGGATCATATTTTGAATTTTTATCAATATTAACGTAACCTTCTAACTTCTTTGCTCCGCATCCTAAATTAAGTTTTAGCTCCTTTTCCACGATTAGCTCCTTTATTTTTTAACAATTAATATTACGTCATCCCAAGGCTCAGCTTTATGAACTTCAGCTTTTATGACAGTAAGCTTTGCCGCCTTTGCCAATTTTCTAAACTTAGATACGCTCCAATGCCCTGTAAAAATAGGATAATGATGAACGGGTCCCGCGCTTGGTGCAATAATACAACAATGTCCGCCTGGCTTTAAGACTCGTGCCATTTCCTTAATAGTTTCAGTAGGCTTTTCAATATGTTCAAATGTTTGACCCGATATTACTATATCAAAATAACCGTCTTTTAAGGGCCACTGATATGGATCATCAACAGCTAAATCTACATTTGGGCCTTCTGTAATATCCAATCCCATATAACTTTTACAGTCGCTAAATAATTCTTTATAAGTTCCGTTGACATCAAAGCTACCTATATCAAGAACAAGTGATTTTTTATCAGCATAGTCTTCTGCAAATTTAGCCATCAACTCCATACTTGCTACATGCATTTTATTCTCCCTTATTTTTCAATTAAGACGCGATACTGAACTGCATATTGCCAAACATTTTCTTGTTCGTCCCGTAGTAAATAGCCCCAATTTCGTTCCATCCAAAGATGAGTCCATCCAGATACAGTTAAATCACAATCATCATACAAAGTTTTTAAATTTTCATAATAATTATTGACGCTAACTGCACTTGAATCTTGATCAAATATATTAAACTGAATTGTTAAACTTTCATGATACTGTTGACCAAAAAACTGATCATTTCCAACACCAATTAACGCGTATACACAATAAGGAAATGTTTCATTCTGTCGCGCCTCATGCAAACGTAATCGTCCGCTCATATCGTCATAAAAATTTGGTTTAGCTCCAGCTGGCGCAAACTCTAAATATATTGCATCAAGAACTGCTTTCATTAGTCAAACAAATCCTTATACGCTTCTAAGATTCTGGGTTTTCGTGCTTCAAGTGGTCGACGTAAAAAAGGAATAGGCTCAGGATTACGTATAGAACCTAACTCAACAAAAGTAGCATAAAATCTATCGTAATTTCCAGGTCCTTGTGCCTCTACTGCATAACCGCCGCCTATAAATTTAGACCGCTCAACTTTAATTTCAGATGCTAACTTACCTGTTGGAGATTTTGCTCTAGTCATTAGATACTGTCGAGATTCTGCTATTAACTTTCCAGCTTGATCTTTAGCAACTTTATCTGCTTCTTTTTTTACTAATTTTAAAAACGGTTCGCTATCAATATCAAGAACTATTTTACTACCACCAGATCCTGCTAAAATAGTTTTTATAAATTTCATGTTACATCCTCTTCAGCCATCAATTCAAGCGTACGATTGCGTTCTTCAGGATTACGAATTGAAATAATCCTAAAAATTCGACTATTCCATGAAATGCGCATTTTAGCCGTAACTCCTGAATCATATCGTATCCAAATTCGATATACGTTATCATGCTCAAGTTTCTTATGCTCAAGTTCCTCCATACCTTTAACAGGAGAAATTGAAGCAAATGCAGTAACATACGTTGTCCATGACGTTGTACTACTACCCATACTATCAACAGTTTCACTTACCTGTTGAATCGTTATTAAGTGTCTAAGTGGTCCCGATCGCATGATGACGTGTCCAAAGTTTATACGGATATAATAGACGTTCAACCATTTTTGTTTGAACGTATGTAAAGCCTTGGCCTAAAATACTTGGCTCATGATTTTCAAATAAATCTGCAATACCTAATTTTATTGCGTGTCGTATCATTGCAGGAACATCACCCGCATGCGCGCCATAGCCACAAGAATATTCAATTTCAATGGGACTTGTAGGATATAAAGTAACTGTAGGCCAAACCTCTCCATAGCCTAGTACAATTTTACCAAGATGAGTATTTGTTTCAACTATATAATCATTAGATGAAAAAGTACTTTGATTACCATCCGTATCTTTATACTTAACACTTGTAACCGAAATTAAGTTGCCATAAGGAAGTAAAATTTCATCACCTTCAGGCCACTCATTAAGATACGCCGTAACCGTTTGTGTTAATAATCTACGTTTTGTAAACTTTTCAGCCGCTTCACGCGCTGCAGTTATGCATTGCGCAAGTCTAAAATCATGATCAGTATTAGTACTTACAATAGATACCTGACGCTTGGCTTCCTGCAAACTAACAGGCAAGAGAGTATCAACAACAAACTGGCTGCTGTTATCCAAAGGGAGATCAGAACCAGCATCACTATCATAAGTACCGTCGACAGAAAGTATTCTGATGCCATCATCATTGACTCCTGTCGCTGCGAGATCCGCGCCCTGTAGAACAATATCAACCGTAGTATCTTCCGTAATCGCAACGTCTTCTCGGCTGTTAATAATATTTCCAGCGGTATCCTTCAGCGACCATGTTGTTGGATCATTAGGTGTTACCGCTGACCCGTCATCATCAAAGAACGCAACCGTAATAACAAACGTTCCATTAGGCAGTGCTCTGGTAGTTATATCAGTAGGCATGGCTTACTCCTCTGGAATTCGCGCTGAAAATTCAGACGGAAAAGTACCGTCTGGGCCAGTTCCATCTAAGCCGGTATCAGAAATCTTTTCCCCCGCTGCATCAAGAATGAAATCACCCTGAGTATCTCGCACATATCCAGCAGACTCCAACTTTGGAGTCAACCGCATTTCAGGCCCATCTACCGTGGGCGTTATAGACGGCGCAGCTACAGTAAAATTCATTATTTTGTTCGCCCTTGTACGAATACATTAATATTAGCAGCACCGCCAGCATCAACAGTTAACGATAAGTTTGCAGTAGTCTTCATCGGCGGATTAAAATTCCAGATAATACACTGGCCTGCAGCAAAAGTTACAGGACCCAAAAGCGCAGTAGTAACTGCTCCCGCAGTCTCACCTTCCCCAAGAGTTACAGATTCGGCTGTATCAGATGAAATCGAT